TTTAAACAGATTGCAAAACAGGTTGTAGCGGATCTTGGCAGTTCCTTTGATTCGACTATTACTTATACAAGAAAAGCTTCTGGAAGTTATAACACAAGCACTGGAGCATATACGACAAGCGATACTACGTTTGCTGATATAAAAGTACCAATAGAGTTTATTGTTTCAGAAGAAGATGATGCTAGAGAAATAAGAAGAGCAAAAATTCACATTACACCAGATCTAATAGGAGATAATCAACCAACTTTTGAAGATGAAATTACATTAACTTATGCAGGATCAACAAGGGTTGCTCAGATCACTGATATAGATACAAAACAAGGTGGTCAAACATACTTGTTTACCTTGCAGGTTAGATTTTAATGGTTAGAAGAAGTGCTAAACGTGGATTTGGACCGAGAGGTACATCTTTTACTGAAATAAAAGCAAAAGATTTTGCTGATCTTATTAAACGTGATTTAAATGAAGAAATAGATGCAAGTTTAAATGGTTTTGTAAAAGCTGTTGTAAATGACTTAAGTAATGTAGGTACTAGAACAAAAGCTGGTGGAATTAGTCCTGTATTAACTGGTTTTTTTGCTTCAAGTTGGAAAGCAAGTAATACTTATGTTCCTATGCAAGATGATATTGTTAATTTTCCAAGATGGAATAAAATTCAAAAACAAACAAAGAAAGGTTCAAGAAATAAACTTAAGCCAGGTTTTAGACCATTATTAAAACCTAGACATCCTGTACCAACTAACTTTACAAGAAACAATCCTGTTTATATTGGTAATACAGTAAGATATGCTCCTGATGCTTTGTTATCACCTAAATCAAATATAAATGCGTATCTTCAAGGTGGAGCTACAAGTGGTTTTAGTAAAAACTTAAATCAAAAAATTAACAGATTTTTTACAGATAAACGTCCTGATATTAGAGTTGGCTCTGAGCCTGTTTTAACTAAAGATAAAGAAATAGGCTTACAGTATTTATCATTATGACTTTAGTAAACACAAGAGCAGCTTTTGAAAAGGCAGTAACAGACGCAGTTATAGCAGTAGATAATACTGTTCAAATGGTTTATGACAATATTGCCTTTACGACTCCTGGCAAAACAAAAAAATATATTGTCATGTCAATTAACTTTGGGCAATCTACAATACAAAATCAAGGTGTTGCTTCTAGTTATTATTCTGGTTTTGTTCAATGTAATATTTATGTTCCAAGAAATAAAGGAACATCTACTTTGTCCTCCATTGGAGAAGCTGTTATAGATGGATTGATTTCTGTTAATGCTTCAAATTATACAGATACTTTCAATTGCACTCCTAGAGTAACTGATGTTATCGGGCCTGGACCTATTATTTCTGACGAAGAGTCACATTTCTTAGGAGTTATATCTTGTCAATTCTCTGCTAATGCCTAGTATATAGTAATATAATATAATTTTGATATGACTAGAGCAGTTGATCTTCTCAAAAACAAGTTTGGAGTCTCACAACTTTACAAGCATGATGTAAAGAAAGATGATGAGATTATTCTTACTATTTATTGGCATCCTTTAACTATTGCTGAAAGAGAATCAATATTAAAAAAATCAGGTAATGAAGATGCAAATGATTTTGCTTTAGCCTTAATGATTCAAAAGGCACTAGATAAAGATGGCAATAGACTTTTTCAAGATGGTGATAAAGCATCACTTAGAAGAGAAGTTGAAGCAAACATCTTGCAGGAGATACAATTAGCGATGATGGAAGCTGGTATTAATAAAGAGGGAGAACAGGCAGAAGCCGATTTAAAAAGCTGATAAATTAATGTTTTTTATGTTCTCTCTGGCTAAAGAGTTAAAGATGACTGTTAAAAGACTTGCAGATGAATTAACTATGGAAGAATTGTTAGGTTGGTCTGCTTATTTTTCTATTACAGAAAAAGAAAGAAAACAAGAACAAGAAAAAGCACAACATACTAATGCTTTAAGACGAAGAACAAGGTAAGATAGAAAGTAAATTAAGTCTTAGTAATTAAGTGGCTGCTGATTATACGAGAAATATAGTATTTAATGTCAATGATAAGGCGATAAAACGTGCAACTGATCGTATTACTCGTAGTTTAACTAATATAGAAAAGACATTACAGAGAATAGAGAGAAAAGGATTTAATAACTTAGCTAAGAGTGCAGAAACAGCTTCTAAACAAATAACTAATACAAATAAAAATGTTGCTATTGCACAGAAAAGAATACAGTTACTAGGAAATGCTGGAAGAGAAATTGGAGGTATTTATCAAAAATCCTTTGGTAAAGTTTTTTCAACTTTTGACAAGTTATTACCTATTGTTTCTGAAACAAAAGAAACTATTAGAGTTTTAAGTAGAAATGCAAAACGTGATATAGACCTCATTACTTTCGCGACAAAAGCGTCAGGGCAAGGAATTTCAAAGTTAGTTGAATTGTTTAAGCAAGGTCAAGTATCAGCTATGACTTTTGTCACAGGAGTTTCAGCAATTATCTCGAAAACGAAAGAATTTGGTTCAGTAGCAATAACAAATTTAACAACATTAGGAAGATTAATAGAACAGAATACAAAGAAAGCAGGTACTCTTGTCAATGTTCTTGGTTTTAAAACAGGAATAATTTCTCAACCTTTAAATTTATTTCAGAATACACAAGCTGCTTTTGAAAGGAATACATTATTAGCTCGTCAAAATGCGATGAGAGGTAATGTTGGTAGAAACATAGGACGTAGTCAAGCTGCTAGAAGAGATTCAGACTTTCTTGGTTTTAGTCAAGATGCAGACTTTGCTATAAGAACATCTGGGCAATCAAGAAGAATAACATCAGCGATGATGCAATCTTTCTCTCGTCCTCTTGGTGCAGATGGAAGTCCTTTTATTGGGCCGTTGTTTGATAAAAATACTTTTGTTTCCAGAGTTGGTAGGCCAGCAGGTTTTATTGGTCCAGACAGGCCAGGTATTCAAGATCCAGTTGCTAAATCAATCAGAAGAAATCAAGCAAAAAGAGATAAGTTGCTAGAAAAAGAATTAAGAATAAGACAAAATATTTTAAAAGTAGAACAACAATCTCTTGCCGTATCTAAAACAGAATTACAAACAACATCTGGAAATGCTCAAGGTTTTATAGGTCCAAGATTACCTAGAGGTTTTAGATTAAAACAACAATTTGCACCTGGAGGAGCTTTCTTTAATAATCGAGGTAGATCAGGAAGAATTGCTGGTGCTGCTCAAAGTGCATTAATTGGTGGTGGTTTTCCTTTGCTATTTGGACAAGGTGGTTTAGGTGCTGCTGCTGGTGGTATCGGTGGTGCTATAGGTGGAGCTTTGAGTCCAGGTTTAGGCTTTGGATTATCTATTGCTGGAACTGCAATAGCTCAAAGAATACAAGAGGGTAGAGATTTTCAAAAGCAAGTAGATCAATTAAATAAATCAATAAGACTTACTGGAGGAGAGTCAGAATTTTCTGTTGCTAGTATTAAAAAGTTAGGAAAAGAATTAGGTTTAACTAAACAAGAAGCATTGCAAGCTGCTAACTCTTTTGAGGCTTTTGGTGCTGCTGCAAGAATTAATTTAATTAAAACTTTTGGTGATGATGCCACATTTAATACTTTAAAAAATCTTAGAAAGACAGTTGATGTATTAAATAATATTGATTTTATTGAAAAGAAAATTGGTAAAAGAAGAGCAGATCAAGTCGTAGATATAGTTTTAGCAGCAGGTGGTTTAGAAGCACAGAAATTCATTCTTGAGGAAATGTTCAAGTTGCAAATGGATGAAGCAAAAAAAGGAAATTTAAAAGGTATGAATAAATTTAGAGCAACATTATCTTCTATGGGACAGTTCTTATTAGGAGCTGGAGGAAAGAAAAATGTCTTTATTGCTGGATTACAGCAAGACATGATTGACCAAACTGCTAGTGCTCAAGCTGCTGCAATGAGAAAATTAAATGAAGAGAGAAGGAGACTTGAAGCTAGGGAGTTAGTTAGACAAATATCAGAACCTAAAGAAGAGTTAAGAGAATTAATGGACCCATTAAAGCAATTAATATCTTTATCTAGGTCACTTGGAGATTCTTTTTCTGAATCATTTAGAGGAATAGTTAGCGGGTCTATGACAGCACAAGAAGCATTAAGAAATCTATTTCAACGTACAGCAAATCATTTTCTTGATATGGCAGCACAAATGATTGCAAAACAGATACAAATGCAGATATTAGGCATTGGATTAAAGTTTTTTACAAGTGGTCTTGCTCCTTCAAGAGGTGCTAATAGAGGTGGTACAGATTTATTTGGAAGAGATTTTGATGATCCTTCTTTTGGGATGCCAAGAGGTCAAAGTGTAGAAAACTTTGCAAATGGGGGTAGGCCACCAGTAGGTAGACCATCAATAGTAGGAGAGAAAGGACCAGAGCTATTTGTGCCTGATAGAGCAGGAACTATTATTCCAAACAATCAGTTAAGTGGA